TTACTACTCATCTGTGAAGACTTCGACTACTAATGGACCAGCTACGTGAGATTGTTAAGTTGCATGAATGCGTACGGAGATATCCGTATCGCTGTACTTCTGGTAAGCTTACTATCGGAGTAGTCTTTAACTTAGATGACGTAGGACTATACCCAGAAGAGATAGACTATATCTTGGATAATAGGCTACGCCTTGTACGTACAAGCTTGGAGTATCGTCTTCCGTGGTTCACGGAGTTGGATGAGGTTAGACAGGCTGTACTCGTAGACATGGGGTACAACCTAGGCATCGACGGCTTGCTGAAGTTCAAGCGTACGCTAGGTAGCGTGGAGTCTGGTAACTACGCCAACGCCGCCATCCAGATGCTAGAGAGTAAGTGGGCGACACAGGTAGGCCATCGTGCCGAGCGTCTGTCCGACATGATGGAGACAGGAGAGTGGTACGACCACTAGGGAGGAGGCATGACCCCGTTAGACTGGATTAAGGTACTGCTCGGCAAGGGACTCGTGGAGCCCGTAGCTAACTACTACAACCGGAAGCAGGAACTCAAGCACGCTAGGTTCGAGGCCGAGCTGAAGTTTGAGCAGGCGCAGGGAGACCGCAAGGCTGAGCTGATTAAGGCTGGCCTCGCTGCTGACGCTAATTGGGAGATGGAGTTTGCGAGGCAGGCCCAGACCTCGTGGAAGGATGAGTATACACTACTTGTAGTGTCCATCCCGGCCGTGTTTGCCTTTGTACGTACAAGCTGGTTCGACGGCCCAGCTATCGTAGCAGCAGGCTTCGCTGCGCTAGACACCACCCCGGTGTGGTATCAGATTCTTCTAGGTTCTATGTTCGCAGCCACGGTAGGTATCCGTTGGTGGCGTCGTTCACAATTCGACACGGAGTAGGCTGCGATGGCTAGACATTCACCTTCTGAGAATCTGATCCTAGAGAGCGACAGTAGGATTCAGATTGGCTCCGCTACTGCTGGAGAGGCGGGGTGGCGCGACATGGTCGGCCAGATCGTAGTGCGCCGTGCAGCCGGAGCTGGCGTGCCGGTGTACGAGCAGATGGGCTCAAGCATCTTCTACGGCTATAGGTTTGCGGTAGGCGACGACGTGCAGGTCATCTACCACATTGACCACGACTACGCCGTTGGCACGCCTATCTTCCTGCACGCCCACTGGTGCAAGAACGGAACTAACGTACAGCCGGTGCGGTGGGAGATAGCTTGGACGTACGCCCACGGACACCAGCGCGGGGTGTTCAACATTGCCGGCGCGGCTAGTACGTCTACGGTTACGCAGACCCCGGCGTCTCCTGCTTGGACACACCAGATAGCAGAGATCGGCACGGGCATCAACCCGACGGGCGGCTTCGAGGTTGACGGCTTGCTCATCGCTAACTTCAAGCGCGTAACTAACGGCGGCACGAACAACACGGACAACATCTACCTTCTCTTTGGCGACTGCCACTACCAAGCTGATAGGTTCTCTACAAAGAACAAGAGCCCCGACTTCTACGCTTAGTAAGGTGGTGCCCCGTGAAGAAGAAGATACCGAGTAAGTTCAAGCTGGGCTCCTGTACGTGGAAGGTAGATTGGTCGGACACGCTGCTCAAGGATCACGGGTGCTACGGAGTTACGCACTACGACACCAACACGATCCTCTTGCAGCGGCCGATCCGTGGTAAGTACAAGGCGCAGAACGTACATCAAGTGTTCTGGCACGAGTTCTTCCACGCTGCTTTCCTGACCCTGAACCACACTAAGCTGTCCAAGAACGAAGTCCTCGTAGATCAGCTAGGGCACATGGTCGCGCAGTTGTTTGACTCCCAAGAGCTTTAGGATTTATTCAGCTTAGACAGCTCAACCATCACCTGCTCGAACTGCTCCGGCGGAATGTGACCGAACACGTTCGCCCACCAAAGGCTCACGGCATTAACGCCGTGGGCCTTTCTCTTTTGCTGGGCAATGAACGCGATACGCCCCGCGAACTTGGGGTGCATCATCTGTCGAAGATCCACAGGATAGCACCCATCGCAGCCAGCGTAGCGTACACGAACACGTAGGCAATGACACCGAACGCCAGCCCCGCTACCGCCACGGGCAGCAGGATCGGGGCCAGTAGGATCACCAGCAGGAGCCCGAACAACTTAATCAACATGGCCATCCTCCTTCAGGGCACGCATTGCGGCGACTACCTTGATGCGCTCACGCTTCAACGCATCCCGGTCTGTCTCTAGTACTTTGAGTGCAGCCACCGTTGCAGCAATCTGGTCCTCGACGCGAGAGAAAGATCTACTGATATCAGCGATTTTGGATTCGAGGAGCGCTTCCACTGACGCTTGGCGATCTTGTATAGCCTGCGGAGTTGGAATCTCGCTCCCTCCATAGACTCTGGAGGCGGGATCTGTTCGGTTGCCACCAGCTCCAGATGCTTCCTTTCGCTGAGCCGCCTCAGCCTCTTGCTTTGCTTCCCGCGCATCGTACTCTCCCTTCACAAAGTTGTACCACTGCTCAATGGCTACCCGGGGCTTGTACCCAGCCTGAAACGCAGCCACGCACGGCTTGCCGTCGGGCATCACGCCCTCCACCAGCCTGCACTCTAGGGACCCATCCCCTCGGGGGATCTTGGTGGTGTGCCGCTCCCACAGCAGCACGTCACCGCATGACATCACCTCTCCTGCGCTCATGCCGCCTTCCTCCGTACTCCGTCAGTCCACGCCCCGCACTTCTGGCAGTGCAGCCGTTCAATGAAGAACGACTTCGTGCGCCGTACGCCCCGCCGCTGTACCTTCTTGCTGTTGCAGGCCGGACACTCGTGCGATCCACCCTCGCCCAAGTACGGGTGGTTCTTGATGAAGGGGCGCAGCGTCAGGTACAACTGTTCCAGTAGCACCGTGTCCTGCTTGTTATACTTCATCATCTTGGACTGAGCCTTCGGATCTCCGCCGTCAACCCCACGCCACAGGCGGAAGCCTTCGGTCTTGATCTTCTCGCCCACCCCTAGGTGGGGCGCGACGAACTCCAGCTTGTTGCTGATGAACCCCAGCTTACGCGCCGTCTTGTACAGGTCGATGCTGGTGACGGGACCCGGACTGCCCATGTGCGCAGCAGCGAACTCGCCCATCAGCTTAGGCAGGTCGAACTTGTCTCCGTTGTACGTGAGCACAGCGTCCGCCTCCGATAGCAGGGTGAAGATGCCGTGCAGCATGTGGTCGTGACCCTTCTCCCACTCGGCGTCGAACATGACGCCCTTCTCGCCTACCCACTTGGCTGCCCAGCACACCACGCGGCTCGGGGTATTGAGCTGCGCAAGCGGCACGTTCTCGCCCCACAGGGACCAGACGTACGCCGTGCCGGGCAAGGTTTCGATATCCAGCAGCAACAGTTTACTCATGCCACTTGTCCTCCTCGTCTCGTTCAATGTCGAGCTGGAGCTGCGCCATGAAGCGCCAGATCGTCTTAGCCAAGTGATACTGGCCGTCCGTATCCTTGTCCACCCCCAACCCGTAGTCCATCAGATGCCGGAACCCAGAGTTCATCTGGTCCATGCTCTTGCCCCGTGCCCAATGCAGAGGCTCCCCAGGATTGTGCTGGGTGTTGCCCACCACGGCTACGTGGGCCACGGCTAGCCACGCCTTCGGGAAGTAGCCGAACATGAAGTCGTAGAGCTTCTCCTCCTTCCGTTCCTTGTCGTCAGTCGGCACCATCACATAACCTCCTTCAGCCACTTCAGCGGCAGCAACCCGACAGCAGAAAGAATGCCATTCTTCTCGGCCCACTCGGAGTAGCGTGTGCGGCTCACACGGCTGATCCTGTTGTCCTCCTCGAACAGCATCGCATACTCTATGTCCGGGTACTCCGCCTTGAACGCTATCGCCTTGTTCCGAGCTTGGGCGTCCAAGCGGCCCTTCGCCTCCACTATGAACTTCCGGTCGTTGAAGAAGAAGTCCGGCGTATAGTTCACGACACGCAGTACCGTACCCCCGCAGCCACCGCATTTGTAGTTCCTGCTGGTTCTTAGGTGGATGGTGTAGCTTTGCGCTTCATACTCGAACGGGACGCCTCTCTCACGTAGCTGTCGTCCAATGGCACACTCGTAGGTGCTTCGGTATCCTTCCCGCTCTGCTTCGTTGCGACTGATTCCCCAGCGAAGGGAAGGACGGTCTCCTCTACCTCGTGCCATAGCACCTCCATAAGTTTGAACGCCTGATCGTTGGGCAGGTGGTACTCGGCAAGCTTGGCCAACACGCTCTGTGTTGCCCGCACAATACCCTGCACCGCCAGCATACGGTCACGAATACCCGGCGGCACGGCGTACTCAATGCTGAAGAACTGCGGACCCGGAGCAAAGGCCGTACGCTTGTTGTCATTCGTGTCGATGAAGATTGATTCGGTCATGCGAGTTTTCCTTTACGAAAGATG